GGGGTGGCGTGTTTTTCGCTATCGATTTTCGCGCGGCTGATGGTCGTTGGGAAGTCGAAAAGTATCAGAACTTGCTTGCCGCTATTTCTCGTGCATCTCGTGAAATCGCTACAGCTACTCGTTTGGGTCAAGGTAACTATATCATCGTTTCTCCGAACGTTTACTCTGCACTTGAAGTAACTGGTAAACTGAATACTCAGAATATCAACTTCGACAACTTGCTTGTAAACCCATTTGGCGGAACTGTATTTGGATATATGAAAGTATTCGTTGACATGTATGCTACAGAAGACTTCGTTCTTGTTAGCTACAAAGATACAAATAGCGAGTTAAAAGCTGGTATCTTCTATGCTCCGTACATTGCGTTGTCAATCCACAAAGGTTATGGCGAAAACAGCGGTAATCCACGTCTTATCTTTAAGACTCGTTACGCTTACAAAGAAAACCCATTTGGCGCACGTAACTTCTTCCGTAAAATCAACGTAAAGAACCTGCCGATGGCTTCTTGGGAATAATACGTTACTACTTTAGATTCTTAAAGGGGATGGAAACATCCCCTTTTTTATTATATTTCGTTTATTTCTTGACAATTATCTGGTAAAAATCTATAATTGACGGACAGGAGGTTTTATGTTTGAAGTTCAAACTAATAAAGTCGGGATATACTATGTAAATGAAGTAAAAATGAAAGTCGTGACCAGCGATGAATTGCTGAGAAACACGTTATATAATGCTTTTTCCTACTATGTTGAAAACTCACATCATATGAAAAGACAATCTGCTTATAAAGGATGGGATGGAAAAATACATTTGTTTAAAAGTAATACTGGAAACACGTATTTGGCTCTACTTCCGTTGATTATAGACATTATTGAAAAAGAGTTTAAACATCTTCATATAGTTTATAGCGAAGAAATGTTAAAGTTTTTTGATACATTTAATTATGATAATGATGAAGTTGTAAATTTCATAGAAAATTTTGCAAAAGGTTCGGAGAGAAAACCAAGAGATTATCAAATAGATGCTGTCAAGACTGCACTATTTCGTCGCAGATTGGTTGTCGAATCACCAACAGCTTCAGGAAAATCTTTAATCATGTATCTTATAGCAGACTATCTTTTAAAGATAAAGAAAATTAAATCAGTTTTAATTCTTGTTCCAACCACAAATCTGGTAGAACAGATGCGGAAAGATTTTAGTGAGTATTCTAACGGGGAAACAGATGCTTGGGTTCAAATGATTTATGGTGGTAAAGATAAAGAAATTGAGAATAGAATAGTCATATCAACATGGCAATCTGTATATGAGTTTAAGAAAGATTATTTTGGATACTTTGAATGTTTGATGATAGATGAAGCACACACAGCGCAAGCAAAGTGTTTGAATCATATCGGGGAAAGTACCATTAACGCCAAGTATAGAATCGGATTTACAGGAACGTTGCAAAAACAGATGTCTCAAGTAATGCAAATAACAGCAATACTCGGAAGACCTGTTCGTGTGGCGAAAACAAAAGAATTGATTGAGAAGAATTTCTTATCAAATCTTCGAATTGAAACACAATATTTGTTATATGATAAGGTTATATGTGAAGATTTTTATAAGAAATGTAAAAAAGATTACCATGCTGAGGTTGATTATATCAACTCAATCGTTCCGAGAAGAAAATTTATAACAGAGTTGACTAAAGGTTTAGTCGGAAACACACTATTATTGTTTACCCGTGTTGAAAAATCTGGATTGATTATATACGAGGAACTTAAAAAAGTAATGCCTGATAGAGAAATTCATATGATTTATGGTGATATATCAGTCGGGATACGTGAAGATATTCGAGATTTGATGAAAACCAGAAACGATATAATTTTGGTGGCAAGTTACGGTACAACATCTGCGGGTGTAAATATTCCAAGTATAAAAAATATTGTTATGATTGAGCCTATAAAATCAAAGATTCGATTATTTCAATCAATAGGAAGAGGTCTTCGTCTACATGAGGGAAAAGATGAATTGGTTGTATACGATATTGTTGATGATTTGAGTTATTTTAGGTATTCAAATTATGTGTTAAAACATTACATTGAGAGATTAAAAGAGTATCAAAACGAAGGATTTGAAAACACAATAAATGAAATTCCAATTTCGATAAATATTAGTAGGGAATTAAATTTATAATATCGAAGGAGGATATATGGCGCATGATTTTGATAAAGCGTTTGAGGATTTAGAGAAAAAAGGTGGTGGGGGAAAAGATGCTAGATTTCAAGTACAGGGAAGAAGTATTCCTATATATAGCGCAGAATCTTTAAAGAGATGTATACAAGATTTTATAACAACAGGAAGATATCTAAGCAATATATTAATTATTCTTGGTGATGCTGGCATTGGAAAGACTTACATGATAAATGATTTGTCGAAAACTATGGGACTTGGAGTAATTTCACTAAACCTGGGCGCAATGACATCTGCCGACTTTGCGGGTGTTCCGTTTATAAATGAAATAAAAGAAGAAAATTTAATGCGTATGTTTATAAAAGTATCACGAGTAAATGATATGAAAGTAAATATAATGCAAATCGACGCTGATGATTATAACGATTTTGAAACTATAAATTCGTTAGGCAAAAGTGGAAAAATTTTACCAACTTCATTTAAAAAGGCAGACAATCTTAAAAATATTGGAATAGAGAGAACTCGAAATTTTAATCCTGATGAATATGTATATGATGATAATGAATTATTTTTTGACGATAGTGGAAAACTCACATCAGCAGAAAGAGAAGATAGAAAAAAAGTAGAGATAACAAAAACGGTAACGTTAGATAGTTCTGAAATTTCAAAATTTTTGAGTGATAAAAAAGATACGATTTCTGGAAAAATGTTAGACTTATTTGCACACAACGTTTTTGTTAATATATGTTTTCAAATTGAAGATACACAACTCATGAGAATGGAAACATTTTTTTCATTTTTTAACACAAGAACTAGACAAAAACTTAAAAAAATAAAAATGGAAGAGTTTTCTGCTGAAAATATACAACAATATAAAATTTACGCTGAGGCACATGACGTTGGTATGATTTTTACGTATGAATATTTTATAGATTTGCTGAAAGGAATAAATTCCGAATTGGCAAGTGCGTGTATAGATAAAGAAGTTACTGGAAAATTATATCAATTGGCTACAACAATCGGTTTAGTGTATAATCGAAAATATGCCAGCGATAAAGAAAAGGGAAGAATTGGTTCGATGGTTGGTGATATGTCTGTCGTTACAAAAAAAATAGATTCTGACGTTGAAGGTATTTTTCTTATTCCAAAAGCATTGAAAAAAATGGTAGATTTTGCTGATATGGCGAACACGGGAGATACGTCTGTTTTTGACGATGATGATGATTCTAATTTTAGAAAATCTACAGTAAAAAATGTTCCAAAACACTATGTGCTGTTTATGGATGAAATAAACAGAACAGGAAATAACAAAGAATTATATAACCAATATTTTAAAATTGCTACGGGTGGTGACAGCGGAGAATATAAAAATGTTGTTAAAATTGCCGCCATGAACATTGGAGGTCAGTATGTTGCCTCTGACGATGAAGGTGGAGATAGCACACTTTTAAAAGATATGGCGGGAAATGAGCGATTTGAATGGGCATTTTATACCCCAGACGACGCTACTATATTAGATATTCTGATGTCAAACTATAAAGATGTTCCATTTATGTTTACTAGAAAAATGAAGTTGCCTGTGTATGGATTTTTTACAGAAGATGAAATTAAAAAAAGAAGTAAACAGTGTGAAACATTATTAGAGAATTATAAGGAATTGTATAAATCACGTCAGAACGATAAAGAAAGTTCGTCTGTTGTGAAAGAAATGAATAAGATTAAAGAAAAAATAACATCTATAATGTTTGGCTCTGAGTACATCGAAGCGTTTTTTATATTTGAAAAATTTGAAAAATCTAAAAAATTAGAAAACAATAGTAAGATATTTTCACTTGTTGTTATTTACAATGAGGTAAAAACAATACCAGGTTTTGTAAATTATTTAATGGGAAGCGATGGAATTTCTAATATTGATATATCAGGAGGAGAAAAAGAGAAAGAAAGAATACGTGGAATTATATCATCAACCAAAATAGACAGACACGAATTTGAATTCCCTTCTGAAACTAAAAGAGCGGGATTTAATACCTTTGTTGGTGGAGATACTATGGATGGTTCTTCTTGGATAAGTCTCAGATTTTATGAGATTTTTAAAAAAATTATGAGTACGACATTTATAGAAAAAACTTCATCGATATATCAGAGAATTCAATCATATTTATATGACTCGATATACAATAGAGTTGTATTGGATAGAAAAGATGCGTTCACATTGCCTAGTGATTTTGGTGGAGATTTAAAAGAATTTTCAATGTATCCATTTATGGAAGCGTTGCTTGTTATTTTAAATAATATAACACCAAACTTCGCAGGTTCATTAAAATTTAGAAAAGTTTTTAAAGAATATATTAGTTTTGTGTCAAGAATCTCTTCACCCGAAGAATTTGACGGAAAAGTGCAGAAAGGAAATACACTAGATTCGGAAGCATATTCGCTGGTTGCTGATGAATTTGGAATCGTTAAAAAAGGAAACAAGGCTAAAGTAGTATCGAAAGATGAGGGGAAAAAATGAAAGAGTTTAAATTCGATAAGCGAATAGAACTTACAGTAAGACATTTTTTTGTAAACTATAAAAAACTTGAAGAAAGTGTTCAAAAAGACGTTACGATTTACTTACCAAAAACAGATTTTTACTTTGGTAAAGATGTGTACATGGAAGAAAGCGAAAGCGTTGAAATGATGATGAACGAACTTGGCGGAGAACGTTTTAAGTTTTTCGATTCCTTTACTGTAAGCGAAAAATATTATAAGCAACTCAAGAAAACACTTTCCGAGAAACATACTTTGAATAACTATAAAGTAAGAGATGTTAAATTAGGAAGTGTTGGTGAAGTTGTGTTTTTTGAAGGAAGCGAATACATGTATTTAATTGCTGTCGATTCGGAAGTTTTGAAAGAAAAGAAAGATGTTTAATTTACTTACTGAACAAATTTCAAAGATAAAAAATACAGAAACATCTGCCGTTATGGTGGATGTTTCGTATAATAAACAGTTTGTTGGAAGTTTTTCTGTATTAACACATACTGATTTTTTTGATTTAATTAATCATTTTTTTATCGCTACCGATGTATATAAACAATATGAGACAATTGATGTGTATATTAATTTATCTAAAAAAGATAGCACATTATATGTATCATTTTTATTTGGAGAAGAATCTGTATTGTTTCAGATAAAAGAGAAAGATAGTATTGAATATGTTTTAAGAATCATAAAAGCATATTATAGTGATTATATGAAAAGATATAATTTTAATTTTCACTACACAGATACGTATTATGAAAATGTTAAGAGCAATAAAACACTTCTTCAAGAAAAAGTAAACTCTGTTAAATTCGTTTTTGCATTCAAGGCTTTAGGAGATATTGATGATACATTAAATTTTTTCAATAGGATTGGAAAAGAACGAATATCGATACAAGATTTTAAAACAGCATCTAAAACTTTTTTTGAAATTTTAGTTCAACGTGATGCTATCGACGCAAAACGATTTGATTCTGTTATTGATAAAATTGTTTCACAAAATAAAGGTGACGATATTTTACAGTCTAGATTTTTAGATAAAGCCAGAGGGATTAAAAAAAGTGTTTCTAAAATCGTAAATGTAACTAATGTAATTGATTTTTTACATAAAGATTATAAAAATACCAAACCAGATATCACAAAAGTGTATACAACATTTGAAGCAAATCTTCAATGGGTTGGTGCTATTTGTCAGTCCGTGTATGATACGCTTCATAACCCGTCAAACAAACCTATGGATAAGAATGTGGTGGCGGAAAGTATAAAGATAACTATGTTTTTAATGTATTTTTATGATATAATGCATGAGAGTTTTAAATGACACTAGGAGTGTCGAGGAAAAAGGAGGAATTCTGATGGTCAATTTGAAGATTTCGAACAAAAAGTTTCTAGAGTATGCTCTAGGACTAACAGAAAGTAACCCATATGAAGTTATGGTAAGTGATTCTATCGTTAAAAGAATCGTGGCTGGGTTGACAAAAAAAGTATCTGTTGAGAAAGAAAATGCAATCTTCTCAGTAAAAGTGTTTACAAGAGCAGAAGCAAAAAATACAAAGAATGACGAATCTGGTGTTTTTGAAGATAATTCTACTTTGTATCTTGACAACATCGGCGATATAGTTGATGTTTTTACTGTTCTCAAAACACTTAAAGTAAAAGAAATTGCATACTTTATGATGTTTGGTTATGTATTCATTATTGCTGAGACAAAAGAAGAAGAGGAAAGCGTTAACTCATACATCGTTATTCGTCTTGCATTTTTGGATAATCCTGATTCAAAAACAGAGAGAGCACCTGTAGAGAACTATATGAATCGTTTCGAGGATACAGCAGTTCGCTATCTTGGTGGAGAAAATGTTATTCGTTTAGGTCAGGAAAACGCAGTTGTTAAAAACTTAATGGAACTGAAAAGTCTTTACAACACCGATACACTTGAAAAAACTGAAACTGGTGTGTATGCATCAAAAATGGATGCTAAGAAGTTTTCAGACGACGAAGATGTTTTTGATTCTGAAGAAGAAAAAAAGAACACCGAACAAATATTGAAAAAATCTAGAGAAGACTTAGAAAAAATTGAAAGTGAAAAATCAACCGTATTTACAGATTATGAAAAAACATTCAATGATGTTGATAAATTTTCGAAAGAAATATTTACAAAATATCATGCATTGAACAAAAGCAAACACTGGACTTCTCCTGACGTAAAAAGTGATGATGATGGCTTGGGAAATCTACAGTCAGTGAGAGACGTTGAGGTTAGAAATGGTAAGAAGTTTTTAGAAGAACATAATGGTGAAAAATGGAAATTAGAATTTGCTAATATTGAAAAGTTGCCTATTGAAAAACAAGAAAGTTACGTTGATGCATTAATAAGAAAAATGAATAATTCTTTAGAAAAAGTAGACAGAAGAACTGCTGTTGCTTTTTGTGTTGATTATTTTGATTTTAATCTAGATACAATGACCATCAATGGCGAAAAAATACCGTCAAATTATAAAGATTATAAAGAAATTAGAAGAGACCTTATCATTAATGTTTCAAATAAGCTGTTGTTTGAAGTTTTTTATTTTATCGATAATAGCAACAAAACTGTGAAATCTGTTAATGGAAAAGAAAACCCATTTAAAGCACTTCCGAATAGACTTGCATCAGAGGGCGATGCTGAGGGAACTATTTGGGGAGAATTGTACGAAAAACATAAACAAACTTTAGTGGAAAGTGTTTCTAAAGAAAGCTATGAAGTTGTACCGTATCTATTGAAAGACCATCTTGTGTTTACAGACTCAAATATTGAAACTCTAACAGAAAACGCCGATTCTGAAAATGAGAGTAAAAATAAAAAATTATCTGTAATTAAAGGAATAATTGGAGCAGATACCGCAAATGCATTTGAAATATTAAGTTCTCGTGGAAGCAAACTTTCAGACGACGTAGACTCGATTCTAGAGCAATGGCTAAGAGACGATTTCGAAAGCGCAGTTCCTGTTGTTTTATATGAGTGGAATAAGGCATGTTACGCATATGGTAATAACTATCTAGAACACGCTGGAGAATTGGTAAACAAATATATGGGAATCTTGAAACCATATTTCAACAAAGGTATTCGTAATGGTCTTGCTGATGGGGTTACTGCTGAAAATATTGATAAAATTGAAGAAGCTGTTCCCGAATTTAAACAGTTGTCAGATTTTATCGACCTTATGATTAAAGGTAATGCAAAGAATGACAAAGGTGAAAGTTGTATTGCATTCCCAAATACAAAAGAGCGTCTGTTACATGTAATGTACCGATACGATAAAATGTAAATATCTCCAAACATATCCTATGTTTAACCCACGAGAAATCGTGGGTTTTTCTATTTAATAACTATGATAAAAGGGAGATTATATGTCAGATAATATGAAAAATACGATAATGGATATGCAAGAAAGATTTTCTTCGAGAAAATTCTTCACAGTATTTGCTATCATTATATTAACATCTGTATTGTTACATTTTGGATTTTTTGGAGAAACGGGTGCGGATGTTTGGAAAAACGTTATGATATGGGCAGGAAACGCATATCTCATAATCAATATGTCTGAAGTATTTGTTGTGCCAGCAGATACTTTTAGAAAAAATAAACATGCATTTTCTAAACTTTTATCAAGAAAAATGATGATGTTTATTACTATTGTCGTATTTGGAACATACTTTTTAATATCAACAAAAATAACTCCCGCAGTATGGCAAGAAGTAGTTTTGTTTGTAACTGGGGGATATTTGGTTAGTAATACAGGAAAAGAACTATTTGGTGACTATTTAAAGAAAAAAGAAGATAAAGAGGTGGCTCAATGAGTGATTTTGAAAACGTAGGATTTTATTTATCAGAACCAGAAGTTAAACCAACCACTTCATATTATTTTGAAGATAAAAATTTGCTTATTGCTAAGAAAGAAGATATAACCGATACAACACTTTCTGTGTATAAGCTTTTCTTGGGAACTATTCTGGAAAATACAGAAGCACAAGAATTTTATTATAAAAATTTCTTAGATGGTAACGGCTCTATATCTAAACAGTTAGCCGATGTTTTGTTTTCTTATATGTCGGTGTTTGTGCAATTATATTCAGTAAACCAAAAAAATTATGAAATGAGCGAACGAATTAAAAAAGAACTTTCCGATGCATCGTATTTACAACTTGAATCATTTGAAAACTCGTTAGTAATGCTCAAAACACAGTTAAAATCTTTAGCTGAAATTGTAGATAATTATTACAGGAGTTTTATATATCGAGATAAAATATCTGCGGACAATTATATTATTGATGATTACATGTTATTTGGAGAATATATCAGAAGTTTCCTTCAAGATAAAGAAATAAATGTAAGTATGGAAAATATTGAAGATGCAAATGAACATCTTTTGTATTTTATAAAAGATACATTGGCTATGGAAGTTGATAAAGAAGTAAATTATGTTAAAAGTTTGAATACAGAAACTGAAAATATTTTAGTTGTCTTTATAAGACAAATCGATGATTTTATTAACATGAATACAGAAAAATCTGACTATGTTGGAAGTGTAACGGTAGACGATTATTTAACTAAGAGATACCAACCACGCACTGTCGTTGGAACGGTAGAACCATTAGAACCATTGAAAATATTCATGATTAAACACTTAATAGAGTTTTCAAAAGAACTTTCAATTCTAATAAATCGAATAAAAGATATAAATTATTCTAAACTTCATATTGAAGATGAGTATGTTCTTCGCTTTGGTAATGAAAGTATTCTTGGATATCTCACACAAGTTCAAGTTTTAATTAAAAATTCTGAAAAAAGTCTCTAACTTTCTTGACAATATATCCGAAGCCGTGTTACTATGGTTTTCGGATATATTATTTTTAGGAGGGTTAAATGAAAGTAGCTTTATTAGGTGACATCCACTTCGGGGTTTATAACTCAGATGAACAGTTTTTCAAATTCCAAATATCGGTACTAGATAAGTTGTTCGATGGGCTAAAAGAGCGAGGAATTTCCGATGTAGTTTTATCGGGAGATTTTTTTGATAATAGAAAAGTTGTACAGTGGAAGTTGGCATATGATGCTAAAGAATATATGAAGAGCAAGACCAAAGACTTTAAGTTTTATTATATATCTGGAAACCATGATTTGGTTTATAAAAATGATAACAGCATAAATTCGTTTAAAATTTTGTTTGAAGATGTTGAAAACTTTTATATTGTAAATGATGTTGCAGAAGAAGTTATGTTCGATTCTGTTAAATTTTTAATGATACCATGGTTGAACGAAAATTCAGAAAAATCATTTAAACAATTAATGACGACCGATGCGAAATTTGCTGTTGGACATTTAGAAATGAAAGGATTTCAGTGGGTAAAAGGAATTGAATCTGAAGAAGGGTTAGACATTGATTTATTCGGAAACTTTACAAAAGTATTTTCAGGACATTTTCACATTGAATCGGAAAAAGCCAATATCAAATATCTCGGCTCGGTTTATCAATTATCGTGGAACGATTTTGATACGAGAAAAATTTATACAATATTTGATACTGAAACAAAAACGTGGGAAGATGTTGAAATAGGAAACTACATTTTTGAAAAGATTTACGATGTTAAAGCAATCAATGTTTCGGATTTTAAAGGAAAGTTCGTAAAAGTATACATTACCGATACTGACGACTCCACAGAATCAAAACTTAAAGAGTTATCTGAAGTTGCGTATAAAGTCGAAATATACAATATTAGCGAAGAAACTGAAACAATTGAAGAAGAGTTTAAAGTTTCTGCTGAAGGTATTTCCGAAAATATGCTTATATCGCACATGGTAACAAGTGTTGATGAATGGACAGATATTCGGGATGATATATTCAACGAAATTGCCATTATCAAGTCGGAGGTAGAATAGTGTTTTATTCCAATGTGTTTTTGAACAAAAATGATTTATATCATATTTTTTACGATGATAACGGAGAGAGACAGTTAGAAATTATAAAAAATCCACCATACTCGGTGTATTATTCTGACGACAAATTAACAGCGAAAAATATTTGTTTTCCCCGAACAAAAGATTCATTGACTCGATACGATTTTAAAAATTTTTATGAGTATAGAAAAGTAGCAACAAGAGAAGATAAAGAATTAAAGTTTTACGATGATATAGGAATCGAATATAAGTATATATACGACAATTATCCTGATGAAATTAAATTTTCATTTAATGCATTTAGAATATTCTATTTGGATATTGAAGTATTGATGCCTAAGTTCGACGAAGATAATGCGATATACCCCGTAACAGCGTTAACAAACTATTGTTCAAAAGATGATACATATTATGTATTTTATCATTCAAAAGATTTTTCGGTGGAAGACTCAGAGCTTGAATATAGGAATAAGATAAAACCAATAAAATGTAAAGATGAAAAAGATATGCTTCAGGCGTATTTATCTTATTGGAAGAGTAGTCCACCTGATATCGTAACTGGATGGAATGTTCATTTCGACGTTAAATACTTAATAATGCGGTGTGAAAATTTAGGAATAGATTCGTCAAAATTTTCTGTAGCAAAGTCTGTGTATATCAAAGAAGGAAAAACTATAGATAAAAAAACAAAACAGTTGAAAAATGTAAAAACAGCACATATCAAAGGTGTGTCTATACTCGACTATATGGAAATGTATCAGAAATATGTTGCAAATGAAAAATCATCATACAGCTTGGCAAATATATCCGATATAGAATTAGATGAAACAAAACTTGACTACGACGATGTGTATAATAATCTAACAGAACTGTATCATGGAAACTTTCAATGGTATGTGGATTACAACATTCAAGACGTTTATCTCGTAGTGAAGCTTAATGAAAAATTAAACTTTATCGGACTTCAAATTGCGTTAGCATATTCATACTATGTTAACATTGAAGATGTATTTCTTTCAACAAAATCTTCAGATGTTATGATAGGAAGATTGTTGTATAAAAATAATATAGCAATACCGCCTATGTATAAGAGTGATAGAAGAATTGGTCTTGAAGGTGGGTATGTTAAAAAACCAACACACTTAGGATTCTGTAAATGGGTTGATATTTTCGACGTTGCATCTATGTATCCGTCTACGATGATTAGTTTTGAAATAAATCCATTCTCAAAGATTACAAAGTTGGATAATGAACTATTAAAAGTAAAAAGAGATATTTTGAATTTCTTCTTAGATTATATGGGGAATACACTTCGAGACGAATCGTATGACCATAAGATGAAAGAATTGAAAGTGCTGGTTGAAAGATTTGGAGCACCAGAAGAATGGGGAGAAAAACAAATTTCTGTTCTAAAAAATAGAAAAGTGTGTGTAACGTTTAATGGTGCTTTTTTTGATGTATCACACGAATCATTGCTTTCAACTAAGCTAAAATATTTGTTTTCAGAGAAAGACCGTTTGGGAAAAGTTAAAAAAGATTATTATAAGCAGTATTTAGATACGGGCGATAAAACCCTCTCTGAATTGGCTAAAACTGCCGATATAACTCGTGATGCGAAGAAACGTCAGATGAACAGTTGGTACGGCGTTTATGGCTCTCGTGGCTTCCGTTATATAGACGAGGACATCGTAGAGGCGGTTACGTATAACGCTAAATACTTGATAGCTAAAACAGCAGAATCCATAAATAAAGCGTTGCAAGCTATCAAGCAAACAGATACAAGTTATATCTTATATCAGGACACGGATTCTATTTTCATCGAGCTTAAAGAGTTGGTTGATAAGTCGTTGACCAAAGAACAAGCTATAGAATATGTGATGAAAATAAATTCAGAAGTTATTGATAAAGTTATTCACGAAGTTTCTGGTAAAATGACAGCGTTGTTCAATGCTCGTGAGAATTTCTATGATATGGATAATGAAGGTATTGCAATTAGTGGATTGATGCGTTCTAAGAAAAAATATATTATGAGACTTGTGGTTAAAGAAGGTCTTATCTTAGACAAATATGAGGAAAAAGCTCGTGGTGTAGATATTCGTAGAAGTATTTTTTCTGACACGTTAAAAGATTGGTTGGGAGAATTTTTTAATAGTTTGTTCGAAGTAGAGAGTGAAGCAGACATTAATGAACTGATTTACACGTATGAGAAACGCTTCCTAAAACTAACTCCACGAGAGGTTGCAGAAACTAAAGGCGTTCATGGTTTGAATAAATACTATGTAGAGGATTTGAATTTTGTTAAGGGAACTCCGTATCATGTTAAAGCGGCGTTGTCTTATAATTATTATGTAAACAGACAGGAATTTAAAGGAAAATACGATGCAATTAAAGACGGCGATAAGGTGAAAATTTTGTTCCTGACACCTCGAAATGAATATAATATCGAACGGTTAGCATTCCCGAACAATTTAGTTCCAGAAGAAATGATTCCTTTGATTGACTATAAAACACAGTTTGAAAAAACATTTTTTGCGTCATTGAATAAGATTTTTGAGTCTTTGGATTTTAACATTACATACGAAAAAAATCGCAGTAAAAAACTTTTTTAAGGAGAGCTATGCTAAAAATTTATGACTTTAATCCCACGAGTTTAATTGATTATCCATCCGAAGTTTCGAGTGTTGTTTTCTTACCAGGATGCAATTATCGTTGTGGATATTGTCATAATTATAAAATATGCATATCTCCCGAATCTAATATCACAGAAGAAGATATTTTTAAGGCGATTACCAAAAATTATAAAACAGTTAAACATATTGTAATCAGTGGTGGAGAACCAACCCTTCAGGCAAACGACCTATATGAGTTTATGAAAAAAGTAAAAGATATGGGAATGTCTATAAAACTCGATACTAATGGAACAAACTTAGAGTTTTTGCGACGAGTGTTTGCCGATGGGTTGGTTGATTATGTTGCTATGGATATTAAAGCTATGTTTAAAAATTACTGTAAACTAATAAAAAATCCAGAAGATTATTGTACAGAAGATTTTGTCGAAACGCTTAAACAATCAATAGACCTGATTAGAAATTCAAAGATTAAACACGAATTCAGAATGACCTATGCTATTGGATTATCAGAAGATGAAGATGCTGTATGGTTTAATTCGTTTGCTTGTCAAGATGAATATGAAAAATGCTATATAACTGTTGCAAATGAAGTTAAAGGTTATTATAAATATGATAAAAAATTACGAGCAGAAGTTGAAGAATTTTTAAAAACAATGAACAATCTCGAATTTAGATAACTAAAGGTATGGATGAGTTAACTAAAGAAAATATTGAAGATATTGTTCGTCATATAAAGTATGTAAGGATTCTTAAAAAGCCATACGTTCCCTATGTTTCAGAATTAAATTTCATATCATACATTATGTCTAAGTTTTCTGATAGTTTACTTTACAATTATTCGGATAGTTTAACTATATTTGTGGGTGATAAACAAATCGGCACACGTATTTATACGGAAGATGAGTATAGAGAAATTTGCGAAAGAAGTTTTGATGGATTTGAAATATCGGAAGATGCTTTTAGAGAATTTTTAAAAGATGGTATTGAAATATTTGATTTGCCATCAAAGTCATACATTGAAGATATATGTGGCGAATGGGATGATGGAAATAGGGCTATAAATGAATTTTCAGATAAAGATACTTTTTTAGAATGGCTTTGCGAAAGATATGATTATGAATCTATAAAAGGCGAATCAACCGAAGGATATTCTAAATATATACGAGAATATACAGATTCACGAGCTAAAACATTTGGACGATTAGACAGTGATTCCGAAACTGTTAAAAGGCTCTATTGTTCTGTAATATATGATGCTCAAGAAATTAGTTCTTATGATATACAAGAGTTCATATTTGAAACGACAGAAGAAGATGAAGATTACGTTGATTACGATGATACCTATAAATTAAATGAAGGTTTGCTCGAAGATTATATGAAAAATTTTGAGTCATATATCGACGTTAAGGCGTTTCGTGAGAGCATATGGGATGAAGGAAATTATGAAGAATTTGAACATATGTCGTGGTTTTTCTTCGCCGAAACGATAATAGTTGAGTATTATATGGAGGATGAAAATGACTGAAGTAGTTTGGGAAGTTTTAAAAGACAGACAACCAAATAATGATTTTGAAAGAGCGTTTCAAATATTTATGAGAGTTTCTGAAAGAATTGAAACGTTAAAGGATTTTATTATATCTATAATTGGATTTGATATGGAATCGTTCGAGGATATAATCAAAATTGAAGATGAACGCACATATGTTACTGTTACAATAGACGGATTTGATTATCCTATTTGGATATTTTCCGAAGGAGGTGCTCGACAATATATTAGAGATGGTATTGAGTCTGAGCCAACTAGATACGTTATAGAAGATAATGTTGAAAATTATTTATATGACCGCATAAATGTAGTTAACGGTGATATGACATGTTGGGATTGGATTGTTAATGATATAGATGATAATGCAAAAGAAACTTTGGAACGATATTCTGATAAGGATTCTTATATCGATTATCTAATAGATAATAAAACATTTGATATAGATGATGCGTTGGTTGAGGATTATGAAGATGAAATATTAAATTATATAGATGAAATACCAAAGAGAGTAAAATATTTAAAAAGTTTAGATATTGATGAAACAGATAAACTTAGAATATTTATAACTGTTGGATACGATAATGAAGATTCAGATATTTTTGAAAATGTAGAGACTTATCTTGAAAGTATTCTAACAGAGGATGAAGATTACTATAATGATGATGGTAACACTATTACTGAGGAATATATTAAAGAAACGTTTCATCCTAATATGGATACAAAAACAAAAGAAAATTTTATAAATAATTATGTAGATTTTGATAAAGTTGTCGAAGCTTGTGAACAAGACGGTTGGGGACATAATTTAAATAGGTATGATGGCACTGCTGAAGAAATAATGATAGATAATGAATTGTATATTTACTTTGATGAACGTTAATTATTCTCGTAAAAGAATAAAAACTTCTTCAAGTTCTTCAGGGGAAAGCGTTCCAAACCAATTTTTAAAGTCGCAAATAATTAAATCATATTCTTCATCTGATATTGTAAGGTTTTTATCATTAAGGTCAAGAATAATTTTCCCTCTAACTTTTTCAATAGTTTTCATATGTTTTCTATAATTATCTCTTAGTTTTTCATTTTTTGTCATTAAATGTAAAACACAATTCTTAACATTACTACAATCTTGACACTTCGAAACCATTTCAAATGTTTTCATACATCTCCTTATTCATCTTCTACAACAGAGTCTACTGCCATCGTCACAATTACCGTATTAATAGTATTCTCGCTTTGATAAGAATACGTTGTTCTTTCTATATTAACTGGATAAATATTTTTAAACGTATATTTTTTTATTTTATTAAGTTGTTTATCGAGGGAATACACTTCAAGTGTTCCAGCATAATCTGATTTGAACGATACAAAATAGTTATCTCCAAAGGAAATAACTTCCATCCACGCATTGATAGTATTTTTAAAATGATTATATTCATCATCAAAAAATGTAAACTCGACTTGTTTTTCTATATCACGAGACAGTGCAAATGTTCTATCGATACCGTTTAATGGAATGGTTATTGTTTTTACCGAAATAGATGGTATAGGTATTTCTGATACTAAAAAATCTAAAGCGGTTTGTGTAGGAACTCCGTGATTTTTTAAATTTCCCAATACTCTATCGGGTAGCGTAAAATTAGCGAGGAAAAGATTCGGCTTTTTTAACGCATACATGTATTGTTTGACTATATTGTAAAAATCTTTAAAATATGGTTGAACTTCTGTTGCCATGTGTCTCCTTCAACTATAGTTATTGTTTTCCATAACTATAATAAAAGGAGAATTAATGGCTTCTATTATAAATTATGGTAAATTACAATTAAAAAGCTTAGTTACAGAGGGTGTAGTAATTGATGGACTGTTGTTCCAAGACATTGCTGTATATGGAGCGGATGGCTATCAGTATACTGCTAAAGACCCTGTTGCAGATTTAACAGCGTTAAAATATTTGAATACTTCAAGTGACGACACCTATCCTACGGATACTTTAGTTTATGTGACTTCTGAAGAACAATTATATCGATTAGATAAAACCTTAACAACAGGAATAGCACCATATTATGGAACAGGATTCTGGGAAGAAGTTGATGCATCTCTGCCGTTATTTTATATTTGTTTGGATATAAATAATAATTTACATATTTATACTCGGTATGGAACAAAGTTCACATTACCAACAATATTAAAAGGTATAGACTTTACAGTAGGATTTATGGTGGAGAATCTATACTATGGAGCATTGACGGATGATTTATTTTACTTCATAGGAGTCGATGCAGAGTCGAAGATTCATTTGTATTATTTCGTATATGCATTTGATTCTGTTGAAGTGTTTAGCGATGTATATGAAGTTTCTCTTGGTCTCGATACAATAAAGTCTTTTTTGAAAATTGGATTTTTTGAAGTAAGAAAAGAAATGAGAAATAAGATATTGGTTTCTTTAAATAGTGATGATACAAAAACATTATACGAAGCTACTGTTACGATAGTAACATCACCACTTTCTGTCTCGTTTACCATAGCAGAATTGACCTATGCTACAGATTTTACAACAGTGTATCCAGTTGGAAAATTTAAAGATAATAGTTTACCTTACTTTTTATGTGAGATAGATACTGATAAGCAAATAATTTTGAAAAAAACAGGGACTGTATTGACTAATATATTTGAAAGTTACAATGATTCCGTTACATGCCCTGCATATGTATTTGAACGTGCTAATGAAACGGGGGATACAGGATTTATTGCTACAGTGTTTGCGGTGAATTCTACGGAAGCAACATCGTATAGTGTGTATGGAAAAATGAGAAACCATTCGTGGGTGGTATTAAAAACAGGAACAACTACGGGTAGTGGGTATGAAGCAATTTCCATAACAAATTCTACAAAATATGAATATTATAAAATAGTGGTTTCATCTGAAGTAGAAGATATTATATGTCCATTGGCGTATAATAGTAAAAATATTTTTTACGAAAGACTAACAAACTATCCTGTCAAAGATATCAATACATTTAAGAGTATATCCGTAAAAGGATTTTTAAGCGGAGAAAGTGATTATTTTGTAGCATCGGATGTTTACAGCTATCTTTTTAAAGTGACCGAATCAAACATTGCATGTGTTTCCAGACGAGGACTCTACGATATAATAGATGAACAATACTACGGTGTAATTACTGATGGATTTTGTGATACCCCAATATTTTTAACCAACGCTACTATACGAAAAGAAGTAACAACAGCGGAGTATACAGAATGAGTGAAATAAAAATACAAAACGTGGTTGATTCTGTTATCAAGGCATTGGTATTGGATGATGGTACCGTTTTAGACACACTGTTTATTGACATTGCTCGTTTGGGTATTAATGGTAAAATATACGCAGATACAGAAACTCCTACAGAATTATTTTATGTGTGTAGAGATATCAATGAAAAATTATATATTTACACAAAATTGGGTGAATTTGTAGATTATGAAATTGGCGGTGTGACTGTTTTAGATGATATTGATGCATCACTTGGGTTTTTTAAAAATGGATATGATTACTATTTTTCCGCTAACCATGTTGATGATGGTAAAATATTTGTGTATCTATATAAACTGACTCTGACTTCAAAAGGAAAGATAGATTCTTTAACACTAATGAACACAACGTTCAATTTATCTCCATATAAATTATGGACAGTTGAACGTGATGGATTTTTCAATATCTTAAATCCAGACCAACAAACACAATTTATGATTATATCCGTATCAAATATAGGAGAAACAGAAACATTCAAGATGATATATGATGTAGAAGAAGCACAATTCTTAACAGCAGTTTCAGATTCTACAATAATAAATCGATTTAAGATTGTGTATTCGGTGGGTGTTATATCATATGATAACGATTACATATATGTCGCTGAAGAAATTGGTAAAGAAATGGTATATCAATATTATAAAGATGGTGTTGTTGTAGAAGGGGAAACTGTTACACTAAAATCTATAATGGTATACGCAAACAATGATTTGAATGATGATGTTTCACATTTTAAATTTTATTTAAGCTTTTCTGCAACTGGGCTACTCGATGGGAAAAGTTCTTATTTTACAGTGAAAGATTATTATGGAAATATGAGACTATTTAAGTTAGTGAGTGGAAAAGTTTATTGTGTAACAGGAAAAGATATATATCAGAGTATTGAAAGTTCTGGATGTATTATTAATAGTAATCTGACATGGTTTGAAGGAACAATAAAATGTTATATCTAATATTTAGAAGTCTTGACAATATATTGCATAAGTGCGATAATCGGATACGAAAAAGAAAGGAATATCATGATAAACGAAGAAAGCAGAGAGTTATTGAAAATACGAGAAAATGAAACCAGAGATGAATATAAAATTAGAATATGTGAAAACAGGGAAGCGTATGGATTGCAGTGGACGGATGTGGCATCGGTTCTGAACGAATTTTTGGGTCAGGATTGTAACGAAAGTACTTATCGTAAATGGTGGAAAAATTTTAAAGAGGGATTTGATTACGCTATTGTTTATAATGCGAGCGATGATACGTATCTCCACGAGCTTGAAGAAAAAACAAACAACTTAGCTTTAGAGAGAAAAAAACTTCAGACTGATAAGTTAGAGTATAATAGATGGACTCGTGAACAAGCAAGAGTTGAGTTATTCTACGAACAAATGCTTGATTGCATGAAAAAGAATAAAATGGTAACTCCTCCAAAAAGAATTGATAATATTGTAACATCGAAAGATATGATTCTTGGGTTGGCAGATTTACACTATGGTAAACAAGTTAATATAAGAAATTTAAGTGGGGATATAATTAACTCCTACAGCGTGGAAATCGCAGAGGAAAGACTTTGGAAAATTTTTGATAAAGTTAAAACAATCCTCAATAAAGAAGAAATGAATCATATCAATATCTTTAACCTATCGGATAGTATCGATGGTATTTTACACTTATCTCAAATCAGAACTCTTCAAATCGGTATTATAGATAGTGTTATTCGTTTAGCAGATTTCCTTACGGTATGGCTAAACGAACTTTCTAAATATGCAGTTATTGATTATTACTCCACATGGGGAAACCATAATGAAATTCGCCCGTTGGGTTCTGGGCGTGGTGATTTTCCACAAGAGAATACTGAAAGAATTATTACGTGGTATTTGAAAAGCACACTAGCTAAGAATGAAAATATAATTGTTCACGATGATAAAGAACATTTGTATGTCGATATATTCGGAACGAGAATTTTAGGTGTTCATGGTCAATATGAAAAGAACCTTGAATCTTCACTGAAAGAATACCTTATATCGTATGGAGATGATGTCGATTTGCTGGTAAGCGGACACTATCATTCTTCACATGAAAAAACTATTGGTCAGAATAAAAAGGGTAATATCGAATATATTCAAATGCCGTCTATCATGGGCATCGATGATTATGCTATAAGATTAAAAAAGGCATCAAAGGCATCAACAAAGGCTATAATTTTTGAAGATGGAATTGGTAAAACCATAACATACGATATTAGATTGAATTAGTATATGAGGTCGTTTAGTTGCTTCGGGTATTCGTTTGAGAAATACTCGAAGCAAGAAATCAAAGAATATTTACAATTGATAGCAGAAAACTCGATGATGTTTGAATCTGAGTGGAGTTCTTCTGATATCGCTAATATAACAGATTTGATTCTTTGTTATAAAATTGTCGGGTGTAAGTGTTCTCATTTTATTAAAAGCATTCCTACGTTAAAAAGCGAATTTCATAATCCAAATGTTTGGATTGAAGATTCTATCAAATTTATTTTCTCATATGTATATGATTTTCTGAAAGAAAAGTGTATAGTCAACGGAACGAGAGAAAGCGTATACGAAGCTTTTAGACAATGGATTTTAGATATTTCGATTAAAAATTTTTATAATTTTAAGTTAAATGAATTTAGTATGGAGTTTTTTAGTAAAAATTTTCGCAAACTTATATAACTTTCCTCTTGACAATTAATAAAATCTATGATATATTCCTAACAAGCAAAGGAGTATATATGACGAATGAACAAAAAATCGGTTTCAAAAAAGAACATGACAGAATTTGGAACTCTGTAGTAGAGAACGAAGTTTTATTGGGAAATTTATACGCACGGTGGCAGGATGAAAAAGAATATGAAGATTTCAATGATTATGCTAAAGTTATCAGAGAAACATTTTCAGACCTGAAGATAGTCAAAGTTAATAAACGACCATTTGGGTTTACCGTTTCAACGGAATACCCTGTTTCGGTTCAGGTGAAAGTCACAATGAGGTCAATTTCAACTGCTGTTATACAATGAGGAGTATAAGATGGATGTAAAAGAAAGAGTAGCAGAGTTAAAGGAAATTTTGCGTTGTGCTGAAGAATCTACGCAACCGACGTTTACATACACCGAAGTAACTTTGGGAAGAACTACTGCGGAAAATCGGTTAATCGAAAAAACTTATAACAGAGATGTTGCTATCAATCGAATTCGTGATTTGTTGGTGTTTTACAAATCAACCGAGCAACGTTATCAGGATATTTTGACACGAATTGAAACATTTGAAAAGATAACTACTCCTGTAGGGTAAAGTCCCAAAGGAGTTATATGAAAGTTGAATTGATACAGCAAATATTAACTGAAGGCGGAAATGTTCGCATAAAAGATTCGAGCGGAAAAGAGGTTGGGGCTGACCGCCTTGACCTCTTAAAGTTCAAACGTGAAGAAGTTGTTGAAGATTTAGTTGAATTTTTTTTAGAGTTCTCTAAACTTTATTATAAAAAGTATCATCAACATTTGTATAAAAACAGAGAAGAGCTATTGCAGTTTTTATCTGGAAGTGCTCGGTTTTTATTTTCGAGAAAATATTCGGCAGAGTATCTGATTCAAAAGAAAAGATATTTTAATGACATTGATGTAATGTTGTTGGATAAGCATAGAGAGCATTTCACAAAGTTTATTGAGTATATGCGTGGTAAAAAAATTACCGATAAAATAACCTTTGTCGGATATAAAGATTTTAAAGACTTATCGAGAACATTGATTACAATGGTTCGATATAAAGATATTCGAATTCAGATAGATTTTGAGTTGATTGCGGGAAAGTATAATATACCTTCAGAGTGGGAAATGTTCGCACATAGTCATAATGAAGAAGATTTTAATATAGGAATTAAAGGAGTGTTTCATAAATTAATGATTCGTGCGTTGACCCGACAATTTGCAGAACATGGATGGGAAATTTCGAGCAAAGCATTAGAAGTATTGAAACACTATAACTATAATTTTGCTACGTTTATGGAAAAGAAAAAGAATAGAAAGTTTACTGAAGATGATGTTCGTATCTATGCTTTTTCTGTAGACAGAGGGTTGAGAAGAAGATATGATACAATTCGGCGTGGAACTGAAATTTTAAAATATAGAGGATTGCCTTTATATTTAAAGATACCGACTAACCAATCCACATATATTAAGACGGTATCAAAAATTGCAAAGTTCTTTTTTAAAGGTTCGGTAAAAGACTTTGGTTCGTTTGTTGGAATAGTTTCTTTGATTAAGAAAGAATATACAAAGGAACAGGCAAAAAAAGCGTTTGAAAGTTTCTTAGAGATTTTATGGGATGATAAACGTGGTATTGAATTATATAGAACAGATAAAGAACGTGATATGACAGAGAAAGAAATTGCGGTGGCTTATTTTATGAAAGAATTGGTTTACTTAGTAAGCTATAAACCAAAGATTCGTATGATGAAAGCCAAGTTTTATAAAGGATACGGAAGAAGACATAGAGAGACCGAAGACAGACTAGAAAAAGATGAAATCGAAGACATGAAAGTGGAAACTAAGGAGTGAGTATGAGAACCGAAATTGAAATGAGTTTTTACAGTAGACGAACCAACAATAAATTGGCTATCGAACGTAAAGGAAACTATTACATTGTTACAATGTTCGAAAAATCGTTAAGAGTAGACGCGAATAAATTTGAAACTGTGTGTGATGCAATTCCTTCAGATTTATCGATTAACTTTAAAAGTGATATGATAGAAACCTATGGTGCGGATGAAAAAAAGACAAAAAATTATATTCGATTTGAGAAAACCGAATCAGTTCCTAATGAACACATAAACATTGAGTTTTTGTTTTTCGAAAAATATGAAACAACTGTTTATAGTTTTGGAACGATATCAATTAAAGATTTGAAACTATCTTTGAAATGATAAAAGAATTTTCCATAACAATGAATATATGGTCTGATATTAATTGTTATATCGATTATAACCAACAGAAGCTCTCTATGTCGATGAAGTTGTTTGAAACAAATGTGTTTTATACGAAAGTGTTTACCGCAAATGAACGAACAACTATGGAAAAACTTCTGTATCCTATATTTTTCAAATCGAAAAAAATGTCGAGTTTTTATTGTAAATTTTCAGAAGAGTCTTTGAATAAGCAAAAAAAGAAAGAGCTTTTGAAAGTAAAAATTGAAATTGACAGAATGTTGAATATGACATTGAGAAATTTTATTATGCTGAATTTCGGTGTCTATAAATAATAGTAGAGGTGAATGATGGCGGATTCAAATTTTTATACTGATACCAATTTGTATAAAACATATTCAACAGAGTATTGGTTCGGTGCAAGTCTTGGTTCATCATTACTCGATGATTTAAGAAAAAAATATTTAGAAGAAAAAGAACATTTAGATGCATATCTGAGGGATACTAAAAAAGCCAAAGCATTGGTTAATGGATATATCGACGGAGTAATAAACGCAATCGGCGAAACCACCGAAGATATAATGAATTATCTTGAAACAGTGGCTACAGATGGAATGTATATTAAAGTCGGAGCGGGCGAAGGAACTCTTATGAGTCTTCTACAAAAAGATAATTTAAAAGTTCCGTTCGACGAATCTAAGAAGTTTGTTGGCGGAATTTGTATATTTGTCTATTCTCCTAACTATTCAGATTATAAAGGACAAGAGGCTAAAATGTTGAATGCGATTAAAAAACATCCAAATTTTGATGGATTGTTTGTGAAGTAATATGCCAGAATTCCAACCAGGTACCAACATAACAACATCGTTTACCACAAATTATTGGTTCGGCGGAAGCATTGGAACTGCTTTTTTAAATGAAGAAATTGAGAAATTAGAACAAACTAAAGAAGTTTTAGATAAATTTTTAAGCGATACAAAAAAAGCTAAAGCGTTAGTTAACAACTATATTGATGGTGTTATCTCATCGATAGATGCTACAGCGGCGATGATTGACCGTTTATTAGGAGATATGGGTTCGAGTGGGATATATATTCGTGTCGCATATGGAGAAAATACATCGATGAAGAAATTATTAATGAGAAATACAAAAGGTGTTCCAGTTAATAAATCTGGATTCGTTTCTTACATGTGTGTATTCTTTTGTGCATCGAGCTATACTGAACTTGATTATAAAATGGATAAAATTTCTGGTGCTATGACAGATTTCCCAAGTTTTACGAGATTATATTAAGAAGGAGGATTATGGAAAAAAAGGTTATTATTTTTACAAAGAAGGATTGTACGTGGTGTAACAAAATGAAGGGATTTTTGGATTCATGTGAAATAGAGTTTGAGGAAAAAACACAAACTCCAGAAAATGATTCTGAAGTGAAAGAAATTTCCGCTAAACTAGGAATGAAGGATGTTGGATACCCGACAACACTGGTTAAAATTGGGGAATCCACATACATTGTTCGTGGGTTTAATACCAAAGAATTTAAAGACCACTATTTTAAGGCGTAATATGTTAGTAGTATATTCAATTAATGATTGTAAATGGTGCGAGATAATTAAAAAAATGTTAACAGAAAATGGTATTGATTACGAAGAAAAGAATGTTATGGAGAGTCGGGAAAATAAAGTTGAACTTGCAGAGCGTGTAAACTATTCAAAAGAAGTTAAATTCCCAGTAGTATGTAAAGATTCTGAGTGTGTTATGGGAGCAAACATTCCTAAGATTAAGGGATTGTTTTAAATATAAGGGGCGAAAGCCCCTTTAGGATTGTATGGAAATTTACAACAACATAACAGAACGATATGAATCTAAAGAAGATGTTGATTATAAAGGAGAAAAATCATATCAATATTTTGACTCTGGTTATGCGCTGATAAAAGAATATGATTATAAACACGACGACGGAAGATATCTCTCATATTATATTGATAAAAATGACAAACGATTAAACATAGATGTTAAAAACGCAGAATACTTAATAAAGTATCCTTTTTTTGATGAACGTGCCTTAGTAACTTTTAATGGTCGCTCAGAGTTTCAAGGTGGAGATACAAATATAGTATATGGATATATTAAAACAGATGGAACATTTATACAGGTTAAGGGTAAAAAATTTCTTGGTGGTAAAAAATTTCCATTCACATATGTAAACGAAAAACACTTTAACTGGGGATTATCTGCTGTTAAGTTTGATATTTTTGCACTGTATTATATTATCGATAAAGAGGGAAATTTATTAAATACGAATCCATTTGAAAGTGTACCAGTAATTGCTAAAAA